ATGTTAGGACTTACTAGAAGCAAACCTACACAAAAAGATAATATTACAATTTCTTCAGAAAGACCGTTCGTAGTTTGTGCAGATCCGTCTGACAAAACTGTTCTTGATTTTTTTGCTGAATGCAGGCAAGAATGGCGAAGAGTTTGTGACACAGCCTTGGATGCATACCTACTGGCACAAGTAGAGGCGAGGTTTCGTCACAGAATGCAAACCATATCTTTAATTACGACTACCACGATGCCCTTAAGTGAAGATTTGTATTTACATCTAGATAGTATGGAGCGCCAAGCCTTTGCAAAGTATTCCTCGCGAGTTCCTTGGCACCTTGAGGCTATGAACTGGGGATCTAAGGGTTTCGATGTTAAGATTGCTGTAGATGCTTTTGACCATTTTAAAGCAGACCTTGAAAACTGAGGGAGTATTTTTCCCCCGCCCAAAATTTTAGGAGAACTTATGAGTAATTTAAAAAATAGATTGAAAAGTAAGTTGACTATGCAACAGGTTTTAGCTAACCTTGACGCTAGATTTAATGTAGTTCTTAACGAAGATAGACCTCAGCTTCCTAGAGTCCCGCATAAGCATTCACAAGCTACAATAAAACGTGAAGAGTTTGAATGTTTGCAGAAAGAAATTGCTAACTTGCGATTTGAAATGGAAGAAAGCTTAATGGAAGAAAGATTTATGGAGGTGTTACATGGATCAAAATGCGATTAATAACAAAAGGAGTATGGTAATGGATTTTACTAGATACAATAGCTTGGAAAACACCTACAGACAAAAAGCTATAGACAGTTGCCACACACTTGGAATTCCTGAGTGGGTAGCTCTTGAAAAAATACATGAATCTAACTTCTCATTTGTATGCGACGGAGCAAGCGTGTTGCCTGCAAAGCGTTCTGGAATCATACCTGTCAGTGAGAGTGGAGTCTATGACTTCTACGGGTGCAGCCTTGTGGTAGAAGAATACAGTGATAAAGTTATGGAGTTGTCTTATTTTATGGGTGGCCCTATCCAAGTATTTGGTGAGTTGTTTGGTAATGGTGTTCAGCAGGGGATAAACTATGGTGAGAAAAATTTTGTTGCTTTCGATATTCTCTTAGATACTGGCGCGTTTATTGACTGGCCTACAGTAAAAACCTTGTGCGCTCTTTTTGATATCCCAACCGCACCAGAGGTAGGCAGAGGAACTTTGTCTGAATTACTCAGTATCTCCCCAGAATTTACATCTAAACTCTGTGAGGATGCTGCGGAGGGTTTTGTAATCAAACCGTTGTGGGTAGATGCAAAGATGGGTAATGACTCTAGAGCAATATTAAAGCAAAAAAGTGTGGCTTTCTCTGAGAAAAAGCAAAGCTCTCCAAAACAGCCTCATGTAATGTCAGAAACAATTAAGCCAATATTTGAAGACTTTTTGGCCTATATTAATGACAACAGACTAAACAACATTCTTAGTAAGACCAGTGATGTAATAACTCAGAAAGACTTTGGTAAGATAATGGGGATGCTCGTCAAAGATGCCAAAGATGAATTTGAGAGAGACGAATACGAAATAAGTAAAAGCGACTGGAAAGAAATTAGTAAGTATGTTGTAAAAGAAGCTTCAGTTGTCCTCAGAGAAGATTGGTTAAATATTTTAGATAATTACAGCGACAATTCATAAAGGAGAATTAGATATACTACGACTTAGTGTTATTGAGGTTGCTTGCATGGGCCTCACTAAGCTTGGGAAATTTAGACACCCAAGGTTCATAAGAGAAAGATTTGATAAGCCAGCATCCGAATGTTAATAGGAGAAAACTATGATTAAATTAAGTGTTTCTACAGGTGTCGAAGGACAACACGGAACAATCCCAGTAGAGTTTGGTCGATTTCCTTGCGGAGAAAGAAACCTGCGTCTGGAAAGCACAAAACAACCAGAGGGGCTTGTATTTGATCAGGTCTCTATCTCTCTGTCTTATGAAGCTGACAACGATCTTATTGATTTGCTATTGCTTGTCGATGCAGTCAAGCGATGCCCTTGGTTACTTTACAGGAACCTTGTGCTGCTGGTTAACTACTTCCCTTACGGTAGACAAGATCGTGTATGCAACACCGGAGAGCCACACAGCTTGAAAGTTGTCGCTGCCCTGATCAACTCATGCGGGTTTAACAGAGTGTACGTTGTAGACCCTCACAGCGATGTTATCGAAGCACTGTTGGATAACGTAGAAATCATTACGATGGATCACATTGTTTTTGCAGCAGACGGTGGGCCTTTTACAGAGTGTGACGCTTACGTATCACCAGATGGTGGTGCTTATAAGAAAGTCAGCAAGGCTGGTCAAGTGCTAGGCAAGCCTATCATTCGTGCAGATAAGATTCGTGACACAATGACAGGTGCATTGTCAGGCTTTGAAGTGTATGCTGATGACCTTACAGGGCAAGAGGTGGTTATCTTAGACGATATCTGCGATGGTGGTGGAACTTTCATTGGTCTTGCTAAGAAGCTTCGTGAGAAAGGCGCAGCTAAAGTTACGCTTTACGTGACCCACGGTATGTTTACAAAGGGTGTAAAAATTCTTTTAGAATCTATTGACGAAGTGTGGTGTTATAGCTACCATGGGCCAGATGAAGATAGACACCTAGTCAACCAAGTGGAGTTATTCTTAGAATGAAAAAGGATGCAGAAATGAAAGATGAAGATTTTAGTTTTAACATAGACTACGCAAGGTCTCGCGGAATAACTGAACCAGAACTTTTAGCGATGGATACCATCTACGTCTATTTGTTCTGTGTACTTAGAAAACCGTTTCATCATTTTGACACGCACAAAGAAGTTGTTGATGTCATTCAGGCTGTGGAGTATACTCTACAACTGTTCTGGAAGTTTCCACTAACAGTTGATAAGCACAGCTACTGGTATCAGGTAGCTGGGTGTGAATGCCCAAAGCTCGATAATTCTGACCCGATGTACAGCGGGCGTAGGATTATTAACATGGCCTGTGAATTCCATGGAGGTAACCTATGAAGTACATTGATGGAGATTTGTTTAAACTAGCTGAGCAGGGTGAGTTTGATATCGTGATTCATGGGGCAAATTGTTTTTGCACTATGGGTTCAGGTGTTGCCCTGACAGTTAAAAATAACTACCCGAAAGCTTTTCTAGCAGACCAATTGACAGAGTCAGGTGATCAGCGGAAGCTTGGTAAGTTTACTCAGGCACATATTGATGGAAAAACATGGCATAAAGTGGCACAGGGTTCTCATGGAGTAAGGACTGTCAACTATAACTTCACGATCATTAACGCATACACTCAATATGGCTTTGCTAATAGAGATATTGTAAATGTTGATTACAAGGCACTTGAACATGCTTTCATGCAAATTAAATTGCTATGGGATATGAACGTACAAGCACCAGCTAGGATCGGAATTCCTAAAATTGGATCTGCACTTGCAGGTGGAGATTGGGGTAGAATAGAACAAATCATTGATAACATTGGTTTTAGTGATATCACTACAGTAATTTACACAGGATAGGAGAAACAAATGAAACTTAATCCATTGACTACGTGTGATTTCTACAAAACATCACACAGACCTATGTACCCAACAGGTACAGAAATGGTATACAGTAACTTTACACCACGTTCTACTCGACTTTTCCCCACTGTAAAATCCGTGGCAGATAATCGTGTGGTCTTTGTAGGACTGCAAGGCTTTATGAAATGGTTCTTGCAGGATGTATTCACAGAAGGCTTCTTTGATAAGCCAAAGACTCAGGTTGTACGTGCCTACAAGCGCCGTATGGATAACGCACTTGGTCCTGACATGGTAACTGTAGAACACATTGAAGATCTTCACGACCTTGGCTACCTGCCACTTGAAATTATGGCACTGCCAGAAGGCTCTAAGGTTGATCCAAAAGTTCCTTTGTTCACAGTACACAACACCCTTCCCGAATTTTTTTGGTTGGTTAACTATCTGGAAACCGTATTCAGCAACAGTGTTTGGAAGTCTATTGTAAACGCGACGACTGCTTACCGTTATCGGCAAGTTCTTGAACACTTCGCAGATCTCACTGGAACTCCAAAAGAGGTTGTCGGAATCCAAGCTCACGACTTTAGTTGCCGTAGTATGGGTGGTCCTTATGATTCAGCAATGGCTGGTCTGGCTCACCTAGTATTCTTTGAAGGCACTGATACTATCTCTGCAATTGATTATGCAGAAGATTACTATGGTGCAAACAGTGACGAGGAACTTGTAGGCTGTTCAGTACCTGCTACAGAGCACAGTGTTATGTGCATGGGCGGAGAGTCAGGTGAAGTTGAAACATTCCGTAGGCTGATTGAGCTACACCCTGAAGGCATTCTTGCAATCGTCTCAGATACATGGGACTTCTGGAAGGTTATCACAGAGTACGCACCGCTGTTGAAGGACGAGATTGAAGCTCGTAAACCTAATGGTCTTGGTCTGGCTAAAATTGTATTCCGCCCAGACTCTGGCGACCCTGCTGACATTCTTTGTGGTATTGAGGTAAGGAAGTCAGACACAGAGTATAACTCTCCGTGTAATTTTGACGAGTGGAAAGGAATGGTTGCAGAGGAAATGGATGACCAGTTTTGCAATAATCTGGATGCGGAAAACCCACACTGGAATGAAACAGAGTTCTGGAGTCACAACGGAGAAGTTTACGAGGTAGTCTATGAGCCTGATCTAAACCGTCACGACAAGACTTACTACTATGTTGACAACTGCGGAGACGATGTTAGTAAGTGTACATTCACAGAGGTAGTTCTAACACCAGAACAGAAAGGTGCTGTACAATGCCTGTATGAAAGCTTTGGTGGGACTCGGACAGACACAGGACACCTTATGCTCAATGAGCGTATCGGTTTGATCTATGGTGACTCTATCACTCTGCAACGTTGCGAGGATATTTGCCAACGTCTTGCTGACAAAGGCTTTGCATCCGGTAATGTTGTGTTTGGTATTGGTAGTTACACTTACCAGTACAACACTCGTGATACTATTGGTGCTGCTATGAAAGCTACCTACGGTGTTATCAACGGAGAGGGTGTTGAAATCTTTAAAGATCCTAAGACCGACTCCGGTGAAAAGAAAAGTGCAAAAGGTCTGGTTGTTGTTGAAGAAGTTGACACACGCCTCCAACTGAAGGATCAGATGACTTGGGATCAAGTATACGGTGCGGATAATGTGATGCGTACAGTTTTTCACGATGGTCGCTTGACAGGTGAAGAAGATCTCGCTACCATTCGTAATCGAGCTAGAGGCTAAGGAGGTATTATGACAGCACAAGAACTAGGGGATGCAATCAACCTGCTAACTGAAGATCAACTCAATCTTGAGGTTCGCATAGACGCTGATCACGGTCAGACAGCTATGGCTGCTAACTTTGCTGGTCCCTGCCTTATTTATGAGGACGAGTACATGGCAGAGACCGTAGCTGAGGGTGATGAGGAAGATGATCACGTTGCTGTATTTCTACTAACCGACTAAGGAGTAAATGTGAGTAAGATTGAGGGGGTTACTTTTAAAACAAACCTCCCCTGCCCAAAAGAGAGTTGCGGTTCTTCGGACGCCGTGACTCTCTACAAAAAAGTAGACCATAAAGGTAATGAATATCTCGACGGATTTTGTTTTTCATGTCAAAACCATGTGAACTCAAAGACTGTCGAGACCTTTTATGGTGAAGATTTTGATGGAGGGGAATTCAATAACTTTGAAGAAGAGGTAGATGATATTGTGCTAGAAAAGCTTGAAGATATTTTACAGTTAGAGTGCCGTGGAGAACGGAAGCGTAAGCTAAAAATTCCAGTCAATGAAATGTACGGTGTACGTACAGAATTCGATACAACAGGCAAGGCAGTTAAACGGTACTATCCCGGCCATGTGGATGGCACCATCACAGGTTATAAAACCAGAGACCTCACTGTACCAAAGAAAGATAAAAGACACTTCTCCGCTATTGGTAGCATTAAAAACACTAATCAGTTATTTGGTCAGCACCTATACGCTAAGGGCGGTAAGTTTCTGATCATTGTTGGTGGTGAAGAAGATGCACTGGCAATGAAGCAAACGATGAAAGACAAAAACCCAAAGTTTGATACTCCGGTAGTCTCTCCACTAACAGGAGAACCTTCCCTTGATAGACAAATTAAAGAAAACTACGAGTGGGTGACTTCATTTGATTGTGTTATTCTAATGCTCGATGCAGATGAATCTGGTAGGATTGCAATGGAAAAGGCAGCAAAGCTTCTAAAACCGGGGCAAGGCTTTATTGCAGACCTTGGTTTGATAAGCGGTCTCAAAGACCCTTGTGATTACGTCAAGGCAGGTCGGGAAAATGACCTGTACCAATGCTTCTGGAATGCCTACAACACAGGTAAGTACACACCAGCAGGCGTTGTAGGTAGCAGCCAGACATACGATGCACTGATGGAACGTGCGACTTGGGTTAAACTACCCCTTCCGGACTTTGCAAAACAACTCCAGCAAATGATGAATGGTGGCTTTGCTTTTGGTGAGATCATAAATATCGTAGCAGCAAGTTCTGTTGGTAAGACGACTGTTGTTAATGAGTTCCTATATCACTTCGTATTTAACTCAGAGCACAAGATTGGTGTCATCCCATTAGAAAGCGATATGGGTGAGTTGATTGAGAACCTTGTGAGTGTACACCTTGGAGTCAAGCTTGCCAACATGGATGATGAGGAAAAGATTGAACTATACAAAACCAAAGAGTTTAGAAAAGCTTACGATGAACTAACAAAACTTCCTAATGGAGAGGACAGGTTTATTATCCTAGACCATCAGGGCGATGTGTGTGACGAAGATCTTAAGAATAAGATTGAATACATGGTAAAAGCTACCGGATGCAGAGGAATAATTCTTGACCCACTAACACTGGCCTTAAGTGGCAAAGGAAACGAGGGGATGGATGAATTTATGTCATGGCTCTTGCGCTTTACTAAACGTGAACAAATTATTCACATCAACGTAGCTCATGTACGTAAGAGTGGTTCTGGATCTCAGGCTAATTCTACTGGTGCAGACATCCACGAAGAGGATATCAAAGGTTCAGGGTCTATTTTCCAAGTAGGTATGATCAACATCCTGCTAATGCGTGATAAGGAGCACACAGACCCTCGTGTAAGGAACACAACTAAGGTTGTTGTTAGTAAGGCCAGACGTACAGGTAACACAGGGCCAGCAGGCTTCTGGTACTACGATGGAACCAAGGCACGACTTGAGGTTGGATCAGATCCTGAAGGTGATTATACAGATGATGAACAAGATTTTGGAAGTCTTGGGGCATATACTCAAGATAATTTAGACGATAAGGCAGCGTACTGAGGTCGCTGTTTAATCCTAAAACAACTAGAAAAACTAGGAGTTATTATGGAGATAGTATTTGACATTGAGGCCACCGGCCTCTTAGACACTGGCAGCATAGAGTATAAGAAATATCCTTTTAAGTTGAAGCCAACATTTCAAGTTCATTGTATTGTTGCAAAAGACTTAAGCAACAAGGGTATGATATATAGCTTTACACCAGAAAACCTGTGGGATTTTCCCCACTTTTTTAAAAAAGCAACAAAGGTAGTTGGGCATAACATCATTGATTACGACTTGATGGTTGTTGAGTTGTTCTTTGGTCTTAAGTTTGATGTTGATCCTTTCACTATTGATGGCAAGGAAGTTGAAGTTTGTGACACACTTGTTCTCAGTAAGCTTCTAAATCCTGATCGCTTAGGTGGTCACGGTCTAGCGGCATGGGGCGAACGACTCTCTTTCTACAAAGATGACTTTGGCAAGCACACAGACTGGTCAGAGTATTCTGAGAGGATGCGGTCGTATTGTGTTCAAGACGTTCACCTAAACCACAAAGTCTATGCACATCTTATGCTGCAAGAGTGGCGTAACTGGAACTGGAAAGAGGCTTTCTGGTTAGAACAGACTTGCAGGCACTACATTACAGTGCAGAGTCACTTTGGATTTCAATTTGATTCTACCCTTGCTACATGGTGCGTTGGTGATCTGACACAGAAGATGGGAGATATCGAGAAAAAGATTGAACCACTACTGCCAAGTAAGAAAATGACCAAAGGATCTGCAAAGGAATTTACACCACCTAAAATACAGGTGAAAAAGAACGGTGATCTTTCAGCGCACATGCAGAACTTTGTTGCCAAGCATTCACTAGAGTGCAAGCAAGACGAGTACGGTGATTGGGTTTTAATTGGATATGAAAGGCGCTGGACCCTACCTATGGGTCAGGAGCCAATCCTCGATACAGAGCCTATGAAGCTTGCTGATCAGGATGCTATTAAGCAGTACCTAATGAGTCAAGGTTGGGAGCCAACAGCATGGAAAGAGAAAGACTTAACGATTAACACAAAGAAGCAGAAGCTTAGTGATGAAGAGTATCAGATAGCTGTTGATCGTTACATAGACCAGACAGTTAATGGTGAGTACTTTTCTGCGAGAATTGATCACCTTAAGATTAATGCAGGCGAGTTACGTAGAAAGCTTACGGATCATAATAGAAAAAGACCTTTGCGTGTCTTGTCTACACCTTCCTTTACTCTAGGGCAGGAGAAAAAGATCTGTAGCAATCTCGTAGCATTGGGTACAAAGTTTGAATGGGTTGCTGACCTAGTGGCATGGCTGACTTACAGGCACAGGAAGAATTCAATTCAATCAGGTAAAGGTACTGGTTGGTTGAATGAAGATCGGATTCTTGATGATGGTCGCATAAGTACACCAGCAGACACACTAGGGACAAACACATTCAGGTATACACACAAGGGTGTTGCAAACGTACCAAGGTCTACAAGCACGTATGGTGGCTACATGAGAGCGTTGTTTGGTGTACCAGCAGATCAATATCAGATTGGTTCGGATGCTGCTGGACTTGAGGCCCGTGTTGAGGCTCACTTTACAAGACAGTTTGAAGGTGGGGAAACTTACGCTAAAGGTCTTATCTCTGAAAAGCCAAACGATATTCACACAGTTAACGCTGCAAAGATGGGTGTTGATAGGGAGGTAGCCAAAACACTAAAATATGCTTGTCTGCCTGTAGACTCAACAACTATCCTAACAAAATCTGGATGGAAGGGGTATAACCAACTATCTGTTGGTCAGGATGTTCTTACCTATAATACATCTACAGGTTTTAACGAGTGGAGCCCGGTTAAAAATATCCTCCACTACCCAGATGCTGATGTAGTGAGTATGCGTCAAAGGTCTTTTACGTTTGAGAGTACAGGAGACCACAGGTGGTTCGGGAGTATTCGCAGAGCACCTGAGAAGAGTCCCCGGTATTTTGAAGATTTGTTTAAGACCACTGACGAAATAAATACTGAGTTTAATATTAAGAATTCAGCAGAGTATGTTGGAGGTGGCTCACATGCTAATGTAGATGAGGCTAGGCTTGTTGCTTGGATTCTCAGTGATGGTTATCTCAAGTGGTCAAAAGACACTAGGAAGACTTCATCTTCATTTGGAAATCGCAGGGGAGTTTCTTGCAGGATTTCTCAGGATGAGTCAAAGTATGTAAAAGAAATTGAGGAAGTTTTGGAGAGTGTAGGTGCAGAGTTTTCTATACATACTCTTAAAAACAACCCCAGCTTTAAGACTTTTATTCTCTCACCACATTGGTTTAGAGAATTCTGGAGTAGAGTGGGGCTACCTCAACAAAATAAGCATAATATTGATTATTTAGAGTGGGTATGCTCACTTACGAGGGAGTCGTTAGGTGGTTTTGTAGAGTCTTTCTGGCAAGCCGATGGTTGGACTCAGGCGGGCGGTAAATGTATTGGTCAGAACGAGGGTAGTGTCTACGAGGCCATACTCTTAGCTTCTTACTTGGCTGGGTATTCTCCCAAGGTATCTTGGGGTGCAACTGTGAATAAAAGACACGCTTGTATTACACTTAGTATAAATCAAAGTAGAACTTGCCAACGGATGATTAAGACTTTATCTAGGAATACGGATGTGTTTTGTATAGAAACTGCTAACTCAACTTTCGTAGCCAGACAAGGGGACGTTGTAACAATCACAGGCAACTGTAGCTACGGAGCACAGGCTGGTAAGATTGCTAAGACTCTAGGTGTATCAAAAGGAGAGGCAGAGCAGGTTTTTGAGTCATTCTGGGACGCCTCAGAACCACTAAAAATTCTTAAAGAGCATGTAGCAACATACTGGAAAACTAAAGGACACAAGGTATTCATCCGTGGTATAGACGGTCGTAAGCTTATGACTAGGTCCGAGCATTCTCTTTTGAATGTGTTGTTCCAAAGCACAGGTGCTATCGTAATGAAGCGTCAAATGGTTATGTACATGCGTAAGCTTAAAGATCGCAATATGTATAGCAACCCTTTCAGGGAGTCTGAAATTCTGGCTTCTCAGATGATGCACTACCATGATGAGTGCCAGTGGCAGGTTAGTCCAAAGATTATAGATATGTACACCTTTGATACAAAGGAAGAGGCTGAATCTTTTGAAATAGAAGGTAAGGTTCTCAGTAACGTCAAGGAAAGAGGTGGTGTCTATACAAGGGGTTGGTCTGAGGTAGGTCAAGTGTTCTCAGAGACTATGGCCGAAGCTGGGCAGTACTATAACTTCCGTGTTGCGCTGGCAGCAGACTACGACATTGGAGCAAATTGGAGTGAAACTCACTAATTATTAAATAAAGCTATCATGGGGTTGACTTTAATAAGTAACCCCTATAGTATACCTCACACAGTCACACAAAAGGAGAAAAGAAATGGCAGGAAGAGCAGGAAGAAACGGTGTAGCTCAGAAGAATTACTATGCAGCTTATCCAAGCAAGGCTGCAAAGAACCGAGCAGCAAAGCTTGAGCGTCACCAGAAGCGTCACCCAAACGATAAGCAGGGCGGTGGCACTAGCTATCGCAAGTCTCCTCCAAAGGAAGTCTCAGGGTGGCTTACAGAGGGTGTTGATTTTATCCTCACTCCAGCTTGCGCTGAGAACCTTAAAGAAATGAGTAACTCTGATCGTAAGAAGTTCGCTGAGTTGTACGCACGAGTTCGTCGTATCCAAGCTCACAACGATGCTTACGGCAAAGTTAAGACAAAAGCAGCAGTTTAAATCCAATAGCAAAAGAGAGGAAGCATATTATGGCAGTACTGAAAGATGTAACACTGGCTTACGTAAAGATTCAACAACCAGCTCAGAAGTTTGAGACGGAAGGCCCACAGAATACAGAGTGGACTGTTGACTGCGTTATCAGTGAGGCAGCAGCAGGGCGTTGGACTAAGCAGTTTGCTAAGCAACCAGCAAAAGCATTTAGCAATGCAGAGTTCAAAAAGATCTACAAGTTTGACGCTCCGTTCGCTGACCAAGACAAGCAGTTTGTTGTTAAGTTGAAGAAAGATACTCACTTCAAAGACTTTGAGACAAAGCAAATCGTACAGTGTGACCCTAAGTATCGCGCAAAGCTTTATGAAAACATTGGTGAGCGTGATGGTAAGCCTTTGCTGGCCGATATCACAAAGACAAAGCTGGTAAGCAACGGTTCTTCTGGTGTTGTTATGTACGACATTGTTACCAACAAGTATGGTACTTTTGCAAAGCTTAAGGCTGTTCGTGTTGACAACCTGACTGAATATCAATCTGGCGATAGTGTTGACGAGATCGGTGAGGTTGTTGAAGACGCCGACTACTCAACTACTGGTAACAGCGAACCTGAGGGTGGAGATGGACCTCCATTTGATCCTGATGAAGAATCAGATTACTAAGAACTAATCAAGGGCGGGGGCTAGTTATGCTCCGCCTTTTTTATTAAGAGGTAACTCTATGAGTAAATATCAAAATATAATTAATGCTGTAGATGATTTGGTTTCAGACTTTATCTACGACAACAGGAAAGAAGATGAGGATTTACCGGAAGGTGCTATTGAGAAAGCGATAGCTAACGGTGACATAACAGAGTATGAAATCGTAGACAAATTTAAGCATTCTCTAAGGGCTGGTTTACAATGATTTTTGATACCGTAGCTATTGATGGTGATATTCTAGTCTATCGTGCTGCTTCTGTTGCTCAACACACTTACTACGATATCTTTGAGGATGGTGAGTTAATTGAGACTTTTAAATACTCTAAGGAAGCGAAGGGTTATGTAAAAGACCAGTCAGAATTCTTTATGGAAGCGGATAAACTTTACGAAATTCGCCCACGACTTGAGTACTTTACAGAAGAAGATGCAAAAGAATCTTTTGATTTCCAGATGAAATCAATTAAATCAAAACTTAAAGCTAAGAAATACAAGATCTATCTCACAGGCAAAGGCAACTATCGAGAAAAGATTGCAACAATTTTAAAATACAAAGGCAACAGAGATAACACAGAAAAACCGTATTGGTTTTATAATGTAAGGAAGTACGTAGAATCTTTAGGTGCCATTGTAATCCACGGTAACGAGGCTGACGATGCTTGTTCTGTTGTGGCATACAGGGGTTATCTAGAAAACAAAGACAACCCTACAACAGTCTGTGTGTCTGCTGATAAAGACTTACGGGATACTCCCGGTAATCACTTCAATCCAGACAAAGATGATGCTGTTGTTCTCATTACAATGGAGCAAGCCAACAAAAACTTTTATCAACAACTGTTGAAAGGCGACAAATCATCTGACAACATACCCGGATGCCAAGGTCTTTCTAAATTAATTGCAGAAAAGTATGGCACAAGAAAGATCGCGTCTATCGGAGAGAAAGGTGCAGAAGCATTACTTGATGATTGCGTTACTGAGTGGCAGCTATATGAACGATGCTATGAAGTTTATCTGGCGTGGTACAGTGAGCAAGAGGGTTGGGACTCTGAAACAGAAACCTATTCTTATAAATCTTGGGACGGT